TTTTTATTAGTTGTCTTTTTGATACACCACTTGCAACAGTTTCACTAATACCTTCTAAAAATGAATCTCTAAATTTAGTTAGAAAATCATATATTGTATTATCTACATCTGCATAATCTAAAAGTTGTTGAATGTTTTGTATTGGGTTTGCACGAAATTGTGTGACTGTAGCTCGTGCATTAGATGTTAAACCTTGAATCTCTTCATTGGTTTCAAATTTATTTTGTGAGGTAATATATAATACTTGATTATCGTCAAAGTCATCAATCAAAACTGTCGCAGTTGCATTAGATGTTAGACCTTTAATTGTTTCACCCACTGTAAACTTTGCAACAGAATCTTCTAGTACAACATTCTCATCACCCTTTTCATTCAGAATATAATTAGTAGATGTTGTTTCTTGTAATACATAATTTACTTCACCAGATATTGTAAGTTGTCCACACTCAAGATACCTATAATAATCTTTTAAAAATTTTACAAATTTTGGATGGTCAGATTTTAAGAACTCTGGAACAAATTCTTGCAATAAGGGTGAGATTTTTTTGTCAAATGTAGAAGACATTAGTAACCACTTGAAGAACTAGTTCCAGTAGAAATATAAGATGTAGAAGTATCAGCAGTTGTAACAGCAGCTGATGTTGTCGCAACAGATGAACCAGAACTTGAGGTTGCAGTATCTACCTTTCCACTAACGGTTGAATTAGGTAAATCTATTTCTAATATATTATTTCTCAAAGGTATAATATCTGGAGATGATGGAACTGCAACTATTCTAATTTGTGTAGATGTTGCACCATCAACATTAGATATACTTGTTATGTTTGCACTAGGTATAGATACTTTACCAGCAATGTAATCAACAGTACCAAAATTTGCATCTACAATAGTTTTCGTTGTACCAACAAAATAATAAGTTCTTAACGCACCGTCTTTATCATCAATAAAAAGTTCATTATCATCACCACTTATTTTAAATCCAGTTGATGATACAACAGCTTCGTGACCACTATGTGGATTGTATATTGAGTTACCAAAATTTACTTCGTATGATGAGTTAGTATTAAGAGTTGGTGTTATTTTTTTAGACATTTGAATAGTAGTTACATTAGAAGTTATTGAATTATCAGTATCATCTATTTGTCCAATTAAATCTGAAAATCTAAATTGTGAATTAAATTGTTCTAAAGTATTTGCACTATAAGTTGTGAGAGTAGTTGTTACTAATGCAATTAAATCATTAACAGTTTTTGTAGTGATTGTAGAATTATATTTAAAATTAGTAGTCAATCTAATTTGAATAGTTTCTGGGTCAACTATTTCTGTTCTAATAGATGCAACATTATAAGGTTTTAAAGAATTTTGTATTGTGGTCTTTTGAGAATTTGTTAATGTATTACCGTCAATAGTCTTTATTGATATATAAACTACTCCATATTTTGGTGGGTCATTATCCTCACCACCCCAAACTGAAACAGCTGCAGTATCTGGAAAGACTTGTCTTACAAATACTTTATAATCATTTACTGTTACTGCTCTGTTTTGTGCAGAGTAATCTAGAGGTGCATTAAATTTTATACTATCAATAGTTTCTCTTGTTGCACCACCAGAAGCCGCACTTGTTGTTGTAACAGTATATGCAGTAGAACCACCAATCTGAGAAGAACCAGTAAGATTAGTTGCACCGTTGGCTAAAGTTTCGTTGGTAACAATATATTCTAAAATAACTATATTACCATCAGATAAATTTTTACCTATTACACCATCACCAAATAATACTTCGTGTTGTCCATCTTCAACCTCTTGAACAAAGTATATATTAGAAGTAGATGTTGCTTGAACTATATCAGCAGATTCTGTGTATGTTTGAGTAGTAGAATCAGTTGAGGAGTTTTGTACAGTTACCTTGAGAGTTGACATATCTGCTTTAACATCTGGTACAAGATATCTTTGGTCAACATTATCTGCATCAACAGTATACCTTGTTGTAATTAATGTTCCCTCAAATACTTCTAATCCTTCAAACCTTAATACATTATTTTCCCTAGATTTTGTAACTGCTTCATTTGTGATAAAAAAATAAGGAACATTATCAATAGAGGATTGAAAAGAAAACCCTTTTGGAATAGTTGCAGTTGATATACCAGTAGTTGCACCAACCTCAACATTAACTATTGCTTTAGGTGCTCGTGAACTTCTTACTTTATATCCTAATAGTTTTGCGTGTGATACAACTGAAGAACGAAGTTGTGCAGTATCAAGAAACATTTCATTACCCATAAGGTTTGCGTTCATAGCTTGATAATGCGTGTTGTATGCAAGAACATCTAATAAGATATTCATACCAGACCCTTCAAAATCGTAGTCTGTAAATTCTGTTTGATTTTTTAAAAATGTCTTTAAATTATTTTTGATACCATCAAAGTCTAATTCTGTAATTCTTAATCTTTCGCTATTTGCCATTATCGTATTCTTTCTAGTATGAACTCAAATGATACCAATTCAGTAGTTGCATTAATAATAAAAAAATCTAATCTAACATTGTAAGCATTTCTGTTTATGTCTGGTGTAGAATCAATTCTATGAATAATAATTCTTGGTTCGTGTGTTTCTAAAACACTTTGTATATTATGAGTTAAAACTCCAGCAGTTAATGTGCTTAATGGTTCAAATAAAGATTGTCTAATATTAGAACCTATCTCTGGATGAAAAGGTTTTTCATAATGATTGATTGATATAAGATTTCTAACACTTCTTTTGATTGCCTCTACATCTGTAACTTTAGTAATGTCTTTAGTAACTGGATTCTGATTAAAGTTTAAACTTAAATCCTTAAAGATACGATTACTTCGTTTTTCATTATTTATTTGTGCATCAAATAATAAATTTCCAGATGTTACTGCCATATCTTATCCTATCCAGCAAATACTGTTGAATTTACAACTGGTGTTGCAGCTGTAGTACAACCATTAGCTAACCCATCAGTTTTTCTACATACTGATGTTCCCTCAACAAAAACTGTCGGTGAACCAATTCTGGGGCCAGGTGAATGGTGTGTAAGACAACCATCTGGGATAGGTTGAAAAATGTGTTCATTATTATCCCCTTGTCCTCTTGTTCTAATAGGAACACCTTGAGCTCTAACAGTATTTGCAGAGTTAATACAAAAAAAAGTGGTACTACAAGGTGGTGGATGTGGTGTATCTGGGTCTCCCCAACAATGTATTAATAAACCCATAAGTAACTCCTTTTATATTCTTATTTATTTATGTCACTAACGGTGCATAAAAACCAGAAACATACGAAGTAATATGAGATATACTATTTGTAACAGCGTGTGTTAATGAGAATGATTTACACTCAGTCGGTTGTTTTATTTCGTGTTGCGTTGTTATTCCAGTTATAGGGTCTGTTTCTGATATAGTCTCAGTTTTAAAAAAACAAACAGTCACAGTATACGAAAAAACATATTGGTCAGTATAATCTGGTTCAAGTTTATAAATGTCATAAAAACCACTTAATGGGCCATCATCATTTACATTCTGTGGCATCCTATCTATACCTACAACAACATCTTCTGGTGTCCAGTTTGTACTTAAACCTCTAGGAACAAAATGACCAGTATCAAGAAATTTACGACTGTAATATCCAGCTGTGTTTGCAGAAGTTACTCCATTTGTTATGACAACATTAGGTTCTGAATCAGCAGAGTAATCTTCATATAATAATTTATCTGTGTCTGATTGTATTTCATCTTCATCATTTGTTGCATCCTCTAATAATAATGAAGCATCATCAACTGCTATTTCTTGTAAAAGATTATCACCAACATCACTACCAAGTAAATCAGTCCTATTTAATACTAAAAAGTCTCCGTCTTCTAATAATATTACACCAGTATTTACTGTAAGAGTTGCCTCTTCTAAAACTAGATTTATTTGTTCTCTGTCTAAGGTTAAAGTTGTAGATACTATTGTTTCGTTAGTGCCTGCATTAGCAGTAACGGTTCTACTAAAAGTTTGACTCTCTCCAGATACTTGTCTAGGAACACTCGCAAATTGTGTCGCTGGTGATATTGTTACCATTATCCTTGTCCACGATACTTCTTCCAACTTCTTCTTTTATGTTTATTCATAGTTGAAGTTTTAACTTTACCTCTACCAATAGATGTTCTTTTAGTAGTAGGTTCATAGACTGACATTGTATTCATTTTTTTAGCCATTTTATTTCTCCTAGTTCAAGTCAATTCTTGGTGCAGTTACTTTATAATTACCACCAGCAGTGTGAGTTATTGTTGCACCAGCTTTATTTGATATTTCTGCTCCAGCTTTCTCTGATATGAATAATCCAGCAGTATGAAGTATTGCACCACCAACCGTATTCATCTGAGTACCACCGATTGTATTAGATTCAGCTGCACCAACAGTTTTATTTCTAGCTGCACCAACATTTAAAGTGTCTGTTGTATATACCATAGTCATCCGTGAACCTTTAATAACTTCTGTTTTATCTCCGTCAACTTGTATGTTCCAGTTTCCTTTAATGTAAGTATTACAGTTTTGGTCAATCGTTAAATTACAAGTTCCTTTTATGTTTACGAATTCCGTACCAGCAACAATTTCATAATTGTTTCCAACCACTCTTGTAACTTTAGTTCCATCTGCATCTACCTCATAGAATGTACCAGCTCTATGATATTCCATAATTCTTTCTGCACCAGGCGTATCATCATATTCTTTAATGTGTCCAGCCTCAGTTTCTTTAATATGATTATATGGATATTCTGGGTCAACTCTTAATTTAGCTTGTCTATATGAACCAGTTTCAGTTGATACACCCCTTACATTACTTACACCAGCATAATTTGTATCTGTTGTTCTAGGTTCATCCCAAGTTCCACCAGAAGTTGTTGTTGGGCCTGTTGTTTGTCTTTTACCAGTTTCTGTATCTATTGTTATTGTATTTGCAACTGGGTCTGGTCTGATATTAATATCAACACCAAAAGCAGTACCAACTTTATTAATTAAAGCGTGTTCATCTCCTTTGTTTTCCATAAGAAGATTTTGTGCAGTAATATTTGCAATATCTTTTAAAATATCTTTTTGACCAGCGTTTAATGTTGGAATAAAATTACCTTCATTGTCTGTTCTAGCATTGAATGCTTTTGTTAATGCATCTTCATTAATAAGATATGAACCAGATGGAGCGAAACCTTCATCACTTGAAACTCTTTTACTGATTGCATCTTGTTTAAATACTTCTTCTACTAAACTTTTTCTAATACCACCACCAGCATAATAATTACTTTTATTGTTTATTGCAACATTATTCCAACCTTCAGATGGATTAAATAATTGTGCTGGTTTTTGTTTTTTATAACTTGCAATTAATTGTGGCATTATTTCTGGGTCATTAAGATTAATTTTTCCACTTTCATCTGCTAAAAGATTTCTTTGTCTTACTATGTCTTCACCTAATCTTTTACCTAATTCTGCACTTGCATCAAGCACAGCTGCTTCAGCTTGTCTTTCTAATCCTGCCGTATTAAAGTTTCCGTCTGCATCAACAGATATTGAATTGTATAAGTATCTACTAATTTTTGGGTCTGAATCTGTTAACGCACCTATGGGGTCTGTAAGTGCTAACAGTTTTGCACCAGATAAAATATAACCAGCTTGTGTAGTAGGTGCAGTCAAACCAGTTGCAATGACATCTGCAAGAGTGTTTGTTACTTGTGGTAAACTAACTTTGTAATCACCAATATCAATATGCGTGTCTTCATTGAACGCATTAAATGTTGCAGTAAATCCAGTCATCAAACCAACAATTTTGTCTCCATTTGCAATCTGATATGCAGCTTGACCTAAGTCAACAATGGTATCAAAGTTGTCTGTTAAAAATGCAGTTGTTTCTGTACTGAGTAATCCAGTTACTGAATCTGCAACTTCACTTGTGACTGCACTAATTACCTCACCACCAATAGGTGTAGCAGCAAGTGCAGCTAAAGTTGCGCCTGGACTTAATTTACCAGATGCGATTTTACCTATTGCAGTTGCAGTAACAGCAACCTTTGATGCATTATCAAAACTTCTTGGTATCATCTGTGCAAAACCACCAAACTCTGTGTTCAGTGGTAATCCTAAAGTAGTAGATAAAGCGTTTGAACCAACACGAGCTGCAGTAGTACCACTCGTAACTGCACTCCCTAATGCACCACCTAATGGATTCTTCATAACTAAAACTGGTTCAGCAAGTTGTGTGCCTAAAGGTTTAAGTCCTGCTCCCTCATATAATGCGTTTCTAATACCCTCTGTGGTTATTCCGTCCCCTACTGACTTTGTTACACCATCAAGTGGCCCTTGTTTAATATCACTTAAAAAACCACCAACTTGTGTATTACCAGTTGTTGCACCTATACCAGAAGTTGCAATACCAGTACCAATACCAACTCCAAGATTAATACCAGTAAACAAAGTACCCATTGCACCCAGTCCACTTGCAAGTGCAATCGGTACACCAGAGGTGTATGCACCATCTCTTGTTTCTCTATTTCCGTGAATTAAACTAGGAACTGCAAGTCTGTTAACATCTGTTTCTTGTACTCGTATTGGGTATGGGCCAAAGTCTGCAAGAGCAGGATGTGTCGCATCTGTAAAACCTTTTGTTTTATCACCTTGAGTAGAATTCTTTCCAGGCAGAGTACCCATAATAATAGGTTCTTGCATAGTTTGTGCATCTGTAAAGAAACCTACAACCCAAGAACCAGGCACTAAGAATGAAGGTGTTTCTCCTAATCCATTCATAGA